CAAGCATACCTGAAGGCTTCAACCCAACAGTAGGCGGCAGCCTCGACCTCAACAGTCTTACAAGCATACCCGAAGGCTTCAACCCAACAGTAGGCGGCGGCCTCTACCTCAACAGTCTTACAAGCAAGGAAAGAGCAAAAGTTAAGGTCAATAAACCCACGCAGGAAGTCAATGTTTTTAAGCAAGGCGAAAAAGGCAAAGGCTGGATATATGCAGATGGAGTTTTAACCCATGTTACAGGAATAGAAACCAAATGCGGCGACCTTACATTTATCGAGGGCAAGATACCAGGTATGAATATCATCACAGACGGCACAAATTGGGCGCATTGCGACAATATAAAAAACGGCATAATCGACCTCAAATTCAAAGCCGCAAGCCGTGACAAGTCGCAGTACAAGGGGTTAACACTCGATAGCGTAATTACCTACGAGGACGCAGTTATTATGTACCGCGTTATTACCGGAGCTTGTCAGGCTGGAACGCAAGCGTTTTTGCAGTCGCTGAGCGCCGACAAGGTCAAGGACAATTACACCATCCGAGAGGCGCTTAAGATTACCAACGGGCAGTACAACAGCGAGGAGTTAAGGGGCTTTTTCTCGGAGGTGCGGGCATGAGCGAAACCGAACTCATAGTAATTGAGCAACTTCCCATAATCAAAGAAAACCTGCGCTCCATGAGCGATGAAATCGACAAAGAAGTCTCCCTTGCAATGTCACTTGTCTGCAACGAGGAAACGGTTAAATCGGTCAAAGATATTCGGGCAAAGCTCACAAAAAAATATAACACTCTTGAGGACCTGCGCAAGAGCATAAAAACCGCCGTCCTTGCCCCCTACAACGCATTTGAGGCAGATTACAAGGAATGTGTCACAGATAAATTCAAGTCAGCAGACACGAACCTAAAGGGCAAGATTGACGACGTGGAAAACGGCTTAAAAGAGGAAAAGGCCGCAGAAGTAATTTTGTACTTCACGGAATATGCGCAATCCAAAAATATCGACTTCGTAACATTCGAGCGTACCGGCATGCAGGTGAGATTGTCCGACAGTTTAAAATCCCTTAAATCTGATGCTAAGGCGTTTCTCGATAAGATTTCAGACGACCTTGCCCTAATCGATACGCAGGACAATAAGGTTGAAATCTTAGTTGAGTATAAGTCGGGTCTGAACGTATCGCTTGCAATTACAACGGTCAAAAACCGCTATGCCAGAATTGAGGAAGAACGCGAGAGACAAGAGACATTGCAAGCTCTCAAGGCAAAAGAACATCCGCGCATTGCGGAAGTCGAAGTCTTATCCGCTCCGGTGGTGGTGTCTGTGCCGGTTGAGAAAAAGCGATACACAGCAAAGTTTACCGTTTTTGCCACTATCGAAGAGCTTCAAGACCTTAAGGAATACTTAGACAACGGAGGCTACAAATATGAATCAAACTGAAACCGGAAAAATCTACTCTGCAATCAACGCAATCATGGCTGAAATTCCCGCCATCGGCAAAAACCAGAAGAACGATAAGCAAGGGTTTATGTATCGCGGTATAGACGTTGTAATGAATGTCCTGCAGCCTCTTTTGTCAAAGCATAAGGTTTTTGTTGCGCCGGAAGTCCTAAGTCATGAGCGCGAGGAACGCACAGCCGCCAACGGCGGCAGACTTTTATACTCTATCTGCACAATTAAGTACACTTTCTATGCAGAAGATGGCAGCTCGGTAGCGGCAACCGTTGTTGGCGAGGGCATGGACAGCGGAGACAAGGCGACGAACAAGGCTATGGCGATTGCTTTCAAGTATGCTTGCTTTCAGGTGTTCTGCATACCCACGGAAGAAATGAAAGACACTGACGCGGAAACACCGCCTCCGTCTGAGCCTAAGAAAGCCGAGCCAAAACCAGAACCCAAGAAAGACCCTAGCCCGAAAGCTACACCGCTTTACCTCTGTGAAACCTGCGGAGAAGTATTCAAGCCATTTGAGTTCGGTGGCATAAAATACACTGCCGAGGATGCCTATAACGCAGCGTTTGAAAGACGAAAAGCTCATATCTGCCAGACTTGTTATAAAAAGAGCGCAGCAAAGGAGTCGTGATGGATTACAACATCATAGCCACAGGATCAGACGGAAACGCCGTACTTATCGAGAACTCAATACTTGTTGACTGCGGCGTTCCGTTTAAGACTCTCAAACCCTATGTTTCGCAACTCAAACTCGTTTTACTCACACATATTCATTTTGACCACTTCAACAAGTCGACTATCCGAAAACTTGCAAGCGAGCGCCCGACCTTACGATGGGGCTGCGGAATGTGGCTGTTTGTAGACCTGCTAGACTGCGGAGTAAACGCCTTAAATATTGATATTCTGGATCACGATACCGAGTACAAATACGCAATCGCAAGCGTAGTACCTGTCAGACTGACCCACAACGTCCCAAATCAAGGCTACAAGCTCATTTATCCTCATGGGCGGGTAATCTATGCCACGGACACAAACGACCTCTACGGCGTTACGGCGCAGGATTTTGACCTCTATCTTATCGAGGCCAACTACACCGACGAGGAAATAGCTCAGCGGATAGCCGAAAAGGACGCAAAAGGCGAGTTTGCTTATGAGCGTCACGTTTTGGACAACCACCTGAGCAAAGCAAAGTGCGACGAGTTTCTAACCCAAAACAAGGGAGAAAACAGCGAGTGTGTTTATCTCCACGCTCACAAAGGCGGCTCGACTGATTGGAGGGCGAAAGAGTGAAAGCTATTGTCTGCTTTAGCGGCGGTCATTCGTCGGCGCTGGTAGCGATTGAAACCGTCAAAAAATACGGCAAAGAAAATGTGATATTGCTTAATCACGACATATCAAGCCGTGTTGAGCACGAGAGCATCAAAAAGTTCAAAGATGATATTTCAAATTATCTTGATATCCAAATTACATACGCTAACATGGAAAATTTTGAGAATATGCCGCCGTTAGAAGTGTGCAAAGCAAAAAGCGGGTTCTCCGTGGGAACGCAGCAAACCTTTTGTACATACGAACTTAAAACCAAGCCTTTCTACAATTATCTCGAACAAATACCCAAAAGCAAAGACGTTCACATCGCATATGGATTTGACGCGGTTGAAACAAATCGTATAAATCGTCGCGCCGATGCAATAAGCGCTATGGGTTATTCACCTGAATTTCCACTTGCAGATTGGAAGCGTACCATTGAAAAAGTGGAGGACATAGGCATTAAGCGCCCGTCAACATACCGAACATACAAACACGCAAACTGTATCGGCTGTCTCAAGGCGGGACGGCAACACTGGTATGCGGTCCACTGCCTAAGACCCGACATATTTGAAGAGGGCAAACGCGCAGAGGAAGAACTAGGCCATAGCATTATTAAAGGAATTTACCTTGGTGAGCTTGAACCAATATACCGGGAAATGCGAGATAAAAAGCAAATTGTTCCTACGGATAAAACCAACTCTGCAACATTTTGGAAAGAAGTCAACTCGGTGTTGCCGGAACAAGAAACGCTTTTTCCGTGTGACTGTAGCTTTTGAAAGGAGCGAACTATGCAAGGCAAAATAATAGACTTCTCTCGCGGCATGAACGGCAAGCAGCGCATAACGCTTGAGCTTGACGGCGACATTCGAGAGCTTTACGAAGAACTCAAAGACTCCGATGTTGACATTACAATCAAAAAGCATCACGACAAACGCTCAATAGATGCCAATGCCTACGCATGGATTCTCATAGGAAAACTCGCTGCAAAACTCCAAATCACGCCCAATGAAGTCTATCGGCAGTATATCCCCGATGTTGCCGACAACTACGTTATCCAACCTGTCAAAGAAGATATGCTGGAGCGGTGGGACAAAATTTGGTGCGAGAAGCACGTCGGACGAATGACGGACGACCTCGGAGAGTGCAAGCGAACTCCCGGTTATCACAATATACGCTGCTATCTTGGCTCGTCAGATTATGACTCAGCTCAGATGTACCGCTTGACACAGCTTATCGTCGAGGATTGCAAAGAACAGAACATTGAAACCATGACACCTGATGAACTTGCGAGATTATTGGAGGGGCGAAAATGAAAGAGTGCTGGCTATGCGGCAGATACGGCAACACAGAAAGACACCACATATTTGGGGGAAACGGACGCAGACGGAAGTCCGAAAAGCTCGGTCTTGTCGTTGACTTATGTCACGCCTGTCACAATGAACCACCGAGTAAGGCTAGGCACTTCGAGGGCGGCGTACATTTTAACGCTGAAGCAATGCAGAAGCTCCATGAGTTCGGACAGCGCAAGGCGATGGAAGAGCAAGGCTGGACGGTCGAGGACTTCATCCGAGAATTTGGAAAATCATACACTTAGGAGGGCGGTAAATGAACATCGGACTGATTGATGTAGATGGTCACAACTTCCCTAACCTCGCACTGATGAAGCTATCGGCTTACCACAAGGCGCAGGGCGATACCGTTGAATGGTGGTTTGGGTTCAATCAATATGATGCTGTTTACATGAGCAAGATTTTCGATGATACATATTCGCCGGACGTTCCAGAACCGTTCAATGCAAAGCGGATCATCAAAGGCGGCACAGGTTATGGCTTAAAAAACATCTTGCCGCCAGAGGTTGAACATATCATGCCAGATTACTCGCTTTACGGTATTACCGACACGGCATATGGATTTCTCACTCGCGGTTGTCCGCGTAAATGTAGCTTTTGTATCGTGTCAGAAAAAGAGGGCGCAAGAAGCAAAAAAGTTGCCGATGTGTCCGAATGGTGGAACGGGCAGAAAAACATTGTATTACTTGATCCGAATTTGCTCGCCTGTCCTGATTGCGTAGATTTAATTAGTCAGCTTTCCGATACAAACGCATGGATAGATTATACGCAGGGACTTGACGCGAGGCGGCTGACGCGCAGAAACATTGAGGTGTTAAACAGAACCAAAACGAAGATGTTGCATTTCGCATGGGACAAAATGGGAGAAAGCAAAGAGGTTTTAAGAGGACTGGAACTTTATGCAAAATACGGAGCTATCCAAGACGAACGCAAACGCAGAGTTTATGTGCTAACCAATTTCGGGACAACAATGGATCAAAACCTATACCGCATATATAAGCTGCGTGAAATGCACTACGATCCGTATGTGATGATTTATGACAAGCCTCATGCACCGCAGGAAATCAAGCTACTTGCTAGGTGGGTAAACAATAAGCGCATCTTTAGGACAATTCCACGTTTTGAAGATTACGACAGTAAAAAAGGATAACAGGAGGACATATAAAATGCTGAACCATACAACACTCATGGGCCGTTTGACACGCGACCCGGAACTGAGATATACACCGTCAAATATACCTGTTGCGACTTTTGCCCTCGCGGTTGACCGCGATATGGCGAACAAGGACACTGGCGAAAAAGGCTGCGACTTCATTGATATCGTCGCATGGCGGCAGACCGGTGAATTCGTGTTCAAGTATTTCACTAAGGGCAGCATGGCAGTTGTTTGCGGCAGACTGCAAATCCGCGAATGGCAAGACAAAGAGGGCAACAAGCGCAGAACCGCAGAGGTCGTTGCTGACAATGTATATTTTGGCGAGAGCAAACGCACGGACACGGGCGGCACAGGCGCACCACGCCCCGCAGGACGCGCCGTAGACGTAAATAACGATGAACCGAAAGGCGGCGCGTTCTCGGAGATAGACAACGGCGATGGAGACTTGCCTTTCTAAAGGCTGAAAGGAGCTGACTTTATATCAACGCATTTATTAAAACCGATGAAACAACGTCGATAATCCAAGCCGACACGCTGATAATCGAGCCTAATGAGCCACATTTGTTTGCTTATTTGGGTGAAAAACTAGTCGGAGTTTGGCGCATAGCTGATGTAAAGTCGGCGTATCTGACGGAAACGAGGAAGTGAAAACTTGGAATATAAAGACTTTTTAAAGTCAAAGCAAATAACCGTACAGTCACACGGATTTGAGCCGGTCGGAATTAATCCCCTCTTGTTTCAATGGCAAAGCGATATTGTGCGGTGGGCGCTAAAAAAAGGTAAGGCTTGCATATTTGCGGATTGCGGACTTGGCAAAACACCTATGCAGCTCCAATGGGCGCACGAAGTCGCAGAACACGCCGACAAGCCCGTTTTGATACTTGCTCCGTTGGCGGTAGCGCAGCAGACCAAACGCGAGGGTGTGAAGTTCAATGTTGCGGTTACAATTTGCCGAAGTCAGAAAGATGTTTGTGCCGGAGTGAATATCGCGAACTATGAAATGATAGAGCATTTTGAACCGTCAGCGTTTGCCGGAATTGTTCTTGATGAAAGCTCAATACTCAAACACGCAAGCAGCAAGACAAGGCAACTGCTCACGGAGCTTTTCAGATACACGTCATATAAACTATGCTGCACCGCCACGCCTGCGCCCAATGACTTTATGGAGCTTGGCACACACTCGGAGTTTCTTGGCGTTATGTCTCAAACGGAGATGTTATCGACTTTCTTTATCCACGATGGCGGCGATACAGCAAAGTGGAGATTAAAAGGACACGCCGAAAGCAAGTTTTTTGAGTGGGTGGCTGGATGGGCTTGTTGTATGACTAACCCCTCGGATTTGGGATATGAGCAGGGCGGCTTTGATTTACCGCCGCTGAATATCCATGAAGTCATAATCAAGTCTGACGAACTCGAAAACGGTGACGGTCAGCAGATGTTATTTGCTGAAACCACTCAGACCCTAAACGATCGCAGAACGGCAAGACGCAACAGCATGAACGACAGGGCGTTGGCGGCCGCAGAGATTGCAAACGCAACCAATGAACAGGTTCTAGTGTGGTGCGACCTAAACGCAGAAAGTGAAACCCTCGCGCAGTCCATAATCGGCGCGGTAGAGGTTAAGGGCGCTCACACACTGGCATATAAGGAAAACGCCATGAGCGGCTTTACCAACGGAGAGAACCGCGTCCTAGTGTCTAAGCCCTCAATAGCTGGGTGGGGCATGAACTGGCAACAGTGTAACAAGATGATATTTGTCGGCTTGTCGGACAGCTTTGAAGCCTATTATCAAGCCATGCGTAGATGTTGGAGATTCGGGCAGACAAAACCTGTTGATGTTTACATTGTCATTTCTGATGCAGAGGGCGCGGTAAAGGCAAACATCGAGCGCAAGCAAAGGGACGCGGAGCGCATGACCTCAGAGCTTGTCAAGTTTACGAAAGATATTCTCGCGGCTGATATACGCCAAACAACGAGAATGAGCGAAACATATATCACATCAGAAAGGATGGAGTTACCAAAATGGACAGCATAGAAGTTAAAAATCAAGCCATAACAGACCGATACGCGCTATATAACGGCGATAGTTGCGAAATTATGAAAGGCATACCGTCTGACAGTGTTCACTATTCGATATTCTCACCGCCGTTTGCAAGCCTCTATACATACTCAAACAGCGAGCGAGATTTGGGAAATTGCCGCACGACCGAGGAATTTTACGAGCAGTTCAAGTTTATTGCCTCGGAGCTTTATCGCGTTATCATGCCCGGAAGATTAATGTCGTTTCATTGCATGGATTTGCCGTTATCCAAAGAGCGCGACGGATATATCGGAATAAGAGATTTTCGCGGTGAACTTATCAAATTGTTTGAGAATTGCGGATTTATCCTTCACTCGCAAGTCGTGATTTGGAAAGACCCCGTTACCGCCATGCAGAGGACAAAAGCGATTGGATTGTTGCATAAGCAGATAAAAAAAGATAGCACGGTATCTCGTCAGGGCATTCCTGACTATCTTGTAACCATGCAAAAGCCGGGCGTTAATCCCGAACCCGTCACGCACACGAACGAGAGCTTCCCTATCCCTGTGTGGCAGCAATACGCAAGTCCCGTGTGGATGGATATAAACCCATCAGACACGCTGCAAAGAACATCATGTCGCGAAGAAAAGGATGAGCGCCATATTTGTCCCTTACAACTTGGAGTAATCCGCAGAGGTATAAACCTCTGGACGAACAAGGGTGACGTTGTGTTAACTCCGTTTTTGGGAATTGGGAGCGAGGCAGTCGTTGCTTTGCAGCACGGCAGAAAAGCAATCGGGATTGAGCTTAAATCGAGCTACTATGAGCAGGCAGTTAGAAACTGTGCCGGAACGGTCGAGTTTGAACAAATATCACTACTGTAAGGAGGATCGAGCTTTGAACATTGTTGATTTTATAGGTTGTGGAAAACCTAACGCAGTGACACGCAAGACCCTCTGCCAAATAACCGGACTGTCAGATAGGGCAGTCCGGCAGGAGGTCGAGAATGCCAGACACAGGGGCAATATCATTCTCAACAACCAGTCTGGCATTGGCTATTATATGACCGCCGACATAGACGAGATTGAACGCCAGTATCACACCAACGACCGCAGGGCAAAGAGTATCTTACACTATCAGAAACCGCTCAGACAAGCGTTAAAGGCGGCAGGGAGGTTATAAATGTCCGATAAAAAATACTACTGGCTAAGGCTTGACCGAAATTTCTTTAAGCGTCACGACATCAGAATAATCGAGGGCATGGAAAACGGCAAGGAATACGTTCTGTTTTACATGAAGCTCTTGCTCGAAAGCATAGACCATGAGGGTTCGCTTAGATTCAACGAGCTTATTCCCTATAACGATTCAATGCTTGCCACTATCACTAACACAAATATTGACATTGTGAGAAGTGCGGTAAAGCTGTTTCAATCCTTAGATATGCTTGAAATCTTAGACAACCAGACGATTTACATTACCGATACTCAAAAGATGTTAGGTGAAGCAAAGTCGACTGACAGGGTTAGACGCTTTAGGGAAAAACAGCTTGCTTTACCTGATGTAACGGCTTGTAACGTTACAGAAACGTTACATGTAACGGAGTTAGAGTTAGAGAAAGAGTTAGATATAGAGTTAGAGAAAGATAAAGGAAGTAATATGGGGTCAAAATCGACACGATTTGCTCCCCCAAACATCGAAGAAGTTATTGCCTACTGCAAAGAAAAACAAAACGGCGTTGATGCCGTTAAATGGTGGAACTTCTATGACGGCAAAAACTGGATGGTTGGCAAAAATAAAATGACCAAATGGAAGTCTGCGATTGCCACATGGGGAAAAGAACCAGACAAGCCCGTTGAAGCTCCGAAGCCTAAAAAATACCGAGAGGTTTTAATCAACGGAGAAATAGTCATGGAGGCCATCGATGAATGACTTTGAAATGCTCTATCCTCACAGCGCCGAAGCCGAACAGTCCGTAATCGGCTCAATGCTCATAGACCCTCGTTGTATAAACGATGTTGTCGGAAAGCTGACCGAAGATGATTTTTATCTCGAATTGAATCGTGATGTATTTGAAGCCATAGTCTTGATGCACTCGCAGGACATGGCAATTGACCCAGTAACCGTAATTGACAAACTCAAGGCTTGCGGGCGGCTAAGGCGAGATACACAGACCTACATATTGGAGCTCATGCAGGTTACTCCTACGGCGGCAAATGTCATGAAATATGTTGAGATACTAGTCACCGAAACCATGAGGCGCAGACTTCAAGCGACAATCAATGAAGCCTTAGAACAAATCGGAAACGGTGAACAACCTCAAAACATCTGTTCGTACATACAGAACGAAACGACCAAAATCGCAGAAGCTCAAACCTCTGCTGGACTGACAAGCTCCCTCGCCGCTTGCTCTGACTTTTATAACTACATCGACACTTTGAGTGACAGCACTAGAAAGCCCTATGTCAGAAGCGGTTACGGACAGCTTGACTATGTTCTCGGAGGTGGATTCCAAAACGAGGGGCTTTATATTATCGCAGCACGTCCAGGCTGCGGCAAAACGACAATAGGCGTTCAGATAGCCGACAAGGTAGCCGCCTCGGGAATACCGACATTGTTTATGACTTTGGAAATGTCAAAAAATCAGATTACCGCAAAACGCATAGCGATAGAAACAGGAATCAATTACAACAAAGTCCTGAACGGCGAATTGTACGGAGATGAATTTAAGAACGTCGGTGAGGCTTGTGCCAAATTGAGCGAATATCCGATGGTTATAAATCGGAAGTTTAGCGCAACGGTTGACGAAATCGGATTTTTAGCACATCAAGTTCCAAATCTCGGTCTTGTGGTAATCGACTATCTCGGCATGATCCGCAACAACTCAAAGGGAAGTCTGTACGAAAAGACCACGGAAACCTCAAACAACCTCAAGCGCCTTGCAAGGGCCTTGGGAGTTCCGGTTATATGCCTAGCACAGCTCAACAGAGAAGTTGAGGGCAGGAACGGAGGCAAACCGAGAATGTCAGACCTGAGAGACAGCGGAGCGATCGAACAAGATGCGGACGGGATCCTGCTACTAAGCCGAAACATGGACGAAGCTCAAGACGACTCTTTTCCGACAGAATTAATATGCACAGTAGGTAAAAACCGACACGGCAGAACGGGTGAAGTGAGATTCAATTTCTACCTCACAAACGGAAGAATAAGGGCGGTGAAAGAATGATTTTAACACAATTCTCAATTCCCTTACCACCTCGCACTAAAAAGAACAGCCCCCAAATAATAACCGTCAATGGTAAGCCGAAAGTTATTCCATCAAAGCAATATCTGCAATACGAAAAGGACGCAGGTTATTTTGTCCCATGTAAGCACAAAATGATTGCCGTTCCAGTAAATATCAAATGCGTTTATTTCATGGACACACATAGAAAAGTTGACCTCATAAACCTGTTGGGTGCGACAATGGACGTATTTGTGAAATATGGCGTGATTGCGGATGACAACTCAAAAATAGCGTTTTTGCATGATGGAAGTTTCGTAGACTACGACAAGGAAAACCCGAGAACGGAAATAACAATAACGGAGGTATAAAAATGAGAGCATACATAACGTCAGAGCAAGCAATCGAATTGTTACCTAGCGGAGAAAATATACACACGTTTATAAATGGCGAATTTGGATTGATCGGCGCCGACTGGGGCAGAACGGAATTGGAAGATAAGCTCAAAAGAAGCGAATGCTTAGAACTAGCAGGAGAAATGGCAAAGGGCTTGGGCCACGGACTTGTGGCATATGATAAATCTGCCGGATTTCAATCCGACCTTTTGTTTATTGAAACAGACTCCAAAAAGCTAGAAGCGCTTGAAGAGGAATTAAAACAGGCCAGCGAGGCGGTGTGAAATGTACGCAGAACGTCCTTGGGCTTACCCGATGGAAAAACCCAAAACTGGCGTAGTCGGCAGACCAAACGAAGTCGAAACGCCAGAGAACATAGCAAGGTGCAATAACTGCCCGATGATAAAGCTCGGATACGCCGATTGCAAATTTGAATCGGTCAAGGCTTGCAAGCGTGCGGAACGACTTGAAACAGCACCCGCAAAGGAACGACACAAAGAACTGCCCATATCGTGCGGAATGATGCCGAGAGCACACATGAAGCGCGTAGGGGCATGAAAGGAGCAACGATGATAGATATTGAAGCGATACGAGCGAGGTTAGAAGCAGTTAACAAGCAGTGGAACACATACTATGGGAAAAAGGCACAGACCTTATTTAGAGCTTGCTTATCTGACATTCCTGACCTGATTACAGAGAACGAACGACTGAAAGACAAGAACTCGGCGCTGCGAAACGAACTTTGCCTCAAATGCGGACGGTATCGCGAGGCGCACAACGGAGCGTGTAATTTTTGCAAATGGAGGAATAAAGAGTGAACCACCAAGTAGTTAGAATAGACAACCTAATGTACAAAGGCTGTGAGCCGCATTGGAGATGCGTACATTGCGGAATTTGTATTCCTTTCCATTGCTTTTCAAAAGAAGTGCTTGAAACCCAAAAATGCAGAGCAAAACTGACAAAGGAGGGTAACACATGAGCGAACTGATTGACCGTGAGGCATTTATAAATTCAATTGTTTGTACGGTAAGTTCTCCTTGCGAAACAAGGCGAGAGCAAGCCGACGCACAAAATAAGCAGAAATACACCGTAAGCGAATTTATTAAGGAGCTAAGGCGCGCCCCAACAATCGACGCGGTTATACACGGCGAATGGATAGAAGAAGATGGTATTCAGACTTGCAGCGAGTGTGGCGAAGAACACGAATGGGAAGATTTTCGCGCATCCTATTGTGATAACTGCGGCGCAAAGATGGACAAGCGCAGAGAAAGCGAGGGTATGTAGATGGCGGTTTATGCAATTGACTTCGACGGAACGCTCTGCGAAAACGCATGGCCCGAAATAGGCGAACCCAAACTTGCCATAATCGAATACTGCAAACGACTTAAAGCGGACGGAGATAAGCTGATTTTTTGGTCGTGCCGTGAGGGCGAAATGATGGCACGCGCCATAATCTGGTGCGCCGATAGAGGATTACACTTTGACGCAATCAACGACAATCTGCCAGAACGCGTTGCGCAGTACGGCACAAGACCGCGCAAGGTCGGAGCGGATTACTACTTGGACGACAGAAGCATATTTTTAGAGGGGGTTAATAGATGGCTGATTTAAAAGATAGCGGAGCAAGGCGAGACTTCGGCACAGGTGCCGTGCGAGATAAGGCAGACGGAAAAGGCAGATGCGATTTATTGCCGCTAAGAGTTATTGGCACTTATATGAAAGACGGAATTCTTGTCCAGATTGAAGAGTATGTTCGGCACGGAGACGTTCGAGATTTATGGATTGCAATTCAAAGTTTTTGCGGCAATCATCGGTGGGATTATTACACTGCGTTTCTTGAAGCTGCAAAGCAGTATGAGGATGGATGTCAAAAATATGGAGATAGAAATTGGGAACTCGGACAACCCCTCCATTGCTTCATCGACAGCGGAGTACGCCACTACCTCAAATATCTTCGCGGAGATAAAGACGAACCGCATGACAGGGCTTTCGTCTGGAATATGCTCGGTGCAATCTGGACACATGAGAATAAACCAGAATTGATTGATTTGCCATTTGCTAACTCCCATACTCCCACTGACAGCAAAACAAGTACAGACGACCTCGATATGGGCGAAGAAGATACCGACGAACCGAATTATGGCGAAGTTAGCGCGGCTGAATTAATCGAACCTATCACAGGCAAATATGACAACTTGACCGAATACGGATTACATCAAAAGTTTTGTGCCGGCAGAGCTTGTACGGAATGTGACATGTCACCTAAAAAAATCTTCAAGCATGGAACCTGTCACAATTTGCGGATGCATTACCCTGACGAGTTTCGCAAACTCGCAACTGCGCAGTTAGAAAGGGAGGGGAAAGCATGAGCAAATGGATTAGCGTTAGGGATAGGTTGCCAGAGGATTTTGTTGACGTTCTGACTGTTGACAAAAAAGGCAATATGCACATTTTTTGCAATCACCACGACTTCACGTATCCGTTTTGCATACCTGCGAATGACACAAGATATTATCAACCTACGCATTGGCAACCACTACCGAAACCGCCAAAGGGAGGCAAACAATGCTAATAATTAAAGGCGGCGTGGCGTATAGTGGCTTATTGTGCTTCATCCTCGGCATAGAGAATAAGCACATGACAAAGTTTTGGCGAAACCACGTCGGAGAGCGAACAATTGTGATTTTGAAGTGTAGGGAGGATTAACTCTTGAGTAAACCAACATACGACTGGTGGAGTTATGCAAAAGGCATGACAAGGCGTTATCCTGCACTCAAGGAAGCATATTCGGATTTGCATAGCATGAGCATAACGCCTGCTTATTCAAGTATGCCTCACGGTTCGGAAGTCTGCCGAACGGTTGAAAACCTCTCTTTGCTTGAACTTCCCAAAACTCAACAGCGAGAATTTGCGGCAGTCTGCAAGGCAATAGCAACCACAGAGCGTTACAGGAACGGAACGAAAAGGCTTACGCTTATAAAGCTGATGTACTGGGACAACACGCACACTATGCAGGGGGCAGCGTTGAACATTCCGGTCAGTTACGACACCGCAAAAGAATGGAATCGCGAGTTTATACGGCTGGTGGCAAAACATTACGGACTGATGGACGAATAGAAAGGATTACAATGGATAAATGCGCAAACGAGAGTAGGGACATAAACGGAAAACCCTGTTGCGGTGCTGCTAGAATTAATAAATGCAAAGAGGGCTGCGCTTTTTACATAAGCGAAGAAAACGCGAGAGCGTCGCTTGAAAAGTCGAATGCAAGGCTGAACACGTTAACGGCAACCGAGCAATTAGGAATCGCCGAAAAGTATTACGACGGCAAAGAACCGTGGAAAAATAATTGGTAACTATTTTTAAAACTACCTATCAAAGCCAAAAAGGTGTGTTTTAATAGCATTAGTGAAAAGTAGGAGGAGCGAGAAATCGCTCCTTTTGCGTTTGGGTGAATAGGTACATTTAGATCAGGGGCGGGGAGCGTATCTAAAAAACACCTAATGCATTTTAAACCAATGCCTTAGGTGGTGTAAAAATCAACCATATCAAGCCAAATTTAAAGCAACCTGACAATATGTGCCATTGGTGTTTAACGGCTTAGCACTCTAGTCCTCCAAACTAGCGGTAAGAGTTCAAATCTCTTATGGCACTCCAAGAGATAACATCTCATAGCGATATAGTGTAATGGCAACACATCAGATTTTGATTCTGACAGTATAGGTTCGAATCCTATTGTCGCCGCCAGAAGAAACCACGCTCGCGAGGTTTAGGCGTAATAACCGCACTTTTGAAGCGAGCATCGGCACACCGCATATTAAACTCGTCACCAAAACTATACACAATTGGGGACAAAAGGGGTGAGACATTACGGATTGGAAACAGGAAGCCGAACGATTATATAAACTCTATGGGCGCGAATGGTCAAAGATTACCGACGAGCTTTACGACGAGATAGAAAAACGTTTCCCTGGAATCAGTCACCTTGACGCCAAAGAGAGAATCCGGTCACGCATTCGCAACTCATCGTACTACGAAACCAAAAAGGCTGATGATTTTCAAAAGTCCAGCATTGAATACAAATCGGACGGTTCAATAATCTCCGAGAAGTTCATCGTGATCCGCGACGGCGACGATATGACGCCTGATTTTATCTTAGAAGCTCACGGCTTAGATAAGTCTAAGTGGGAAGTCGTTAGCTATAAAAATAACATGTGGAACACGCAGGTTAAGGGCGGCGCAAAGCAAATCAGCTATCAATCAAAGCTGACCGCAAAACCTAAAGTCGGGGGCTTTGACCTCAAGGCGATAGATAGACACTTTGCAGAACTTGAACGTAAATTTAAAACGCCAGTTATATTGCCGGCAAGGCAAGAGGGCGAGCTAATAGTTGAAATCAACATTTCTGATTTACATTTTGGTCGCTTATGTTGGTGGGGAGACACCGGAAACAATTACGATTATAAAATATCAAGAGACATTTTCAAAAAGATAATCAGCGATATATACCACGAGCTTAAGGGTAAGTCAATCGAGTACATATCGTTCCCAATAGGCAACGACCTAATAAACAGCGATACTCCAGACAAAACCACAACAGCAGGAACGCCTATGGATACAGATATTCGGTGGCAGAAACTCACGGATGCGGCGACGGATATGGTTATCTGGGCAATTGAGCTTCTAAAAGACATTGCGCCTGTTCGTGCGTTCTATGTTAAGTCAAATCATGATGAAGTGACAACATACGGAATTGTCAGCACAGTCAATGCGTGGTTTAGAAACGACGAACGAGTTGACGTTGACAAAACTCCGATTGGGAGAAAGTACAGGCTATACGGAAATACACTTGTTGGATATTCACACGGCAACACCGAAAAACCGTTAAGGGGGAACAAGGATAATCCGTGCAGATTGGCTGCGTTAATGCCTGTTGAAGCTCCTCTAATGTGGGCGCAGTCGAAATTTCACGAATTCCATGCCGCACATTTTCACAGCGAACAAACCACTTTGGAAATGAACGGAGTAATAGTTAAGCGCATATCATCTCCTACTGCTGATGATACATGGACGTTTGAAAATGGATATGTGGGTTCAGTAAGAAAGGCACAGACGTTCATTTTCGACAAAGAACGCGGATTAGTTCAAACAATCAATACGCCGGTTTAAACGAAAGTTTAGATAAAACATAAAGAATAGCGATAGCTACGCGATAAGGACGGAACTCCACCGTCCTTTCTTTATGCCGAATTGGAGAATGTTAGGAGAACATTATGTACACGGTATATATGCACACGGCACCAAACGGAAAAATGTATATAGGCATTACATCGCAGAAAAACGTTAAAGTAAGATGGGCTAGAGGAAACGGATACAAGGATAGCAAACACTTCTATAGCGCCATATCTAAATACGGATGGGATAACATGGAGCATCAAGTTATCGAACAGGGGCTAACCGCCGAAGAAGCTAAGGCGAGAGAAATCGAACTAATAGCAATGTATGACACAACTAACTCGTCTAAAGGTTACAATCGAACTATTGGTGGAGATACGGGCATGCCGCTATATGGAGAACTTAACGGAATGTACGGCAGAGGACACACGCCAGAAACGAGAGCGAAACAAAGCGCAATCGCAAAGGAAAGATTTAAAGACAAAGAGAATCATCCAATGTACGGAACGCATCGCACAGAAGAAACCAAGAAGAAACTTAGCATAGCACATAAAGGCAGATGTTCCGGAGAGGCTAACTATTTTTATGGGCAACACTTAACCGGAGAACAGGCGTATGCGTATGGCTCAAAACGTACTGATGAATCAAAGAAAAAGATAAGTGAAGCGAGGGTTGGAAAATATATGGGCGTAGATGCTTATAACTCAAGAAAAATACACAACATTGATACGGACGAATATTTTGACTGTGCTATGGATGTAAAGCGTAAATATGGATATGACAATTCGTCGATAGGTAAATGCTGCAAAGGATTAATAGAATCCTCTTATGGCTGTCATTGGACTTACGTCACACCGGTATGAGAACGATATGCTTATGTGATAGACATCTTAAGGACTACATCAATTGCTACATAGTCAAACGCGACTGGAAAGTCAAGGAACGAGAACAATGCGAATGGTGCGATAAGTTAGGGAATGTCTTTATCGTTGAGGAGCGACCGAATGAAAAAGCTAAACGATAAAATAGCGCTGACAATTACTAAGGTTGTGGGCTCTATGCCTTGTGCTTACATATTTGCGGTTCTGGCTTGTATATCGCTTCCCTCGGCTATAAGGTCGCATGACATACTGACAATGGTGTCTTGGGTAGCACAAACCTTCCTGCAACTAGTTTTACTGGCTGTAATACTTAAGGGTCAGAACATACAGGGCGAACGCACTGAAACGGTTATTGCTAGAATAGACGATAACACAGAAAAGACCATAGCGGCAACGGTTCGAATAGAACACATAGTCAATCTGATAGAGCAAAACGAAATAATAGAAATCAGCGAACTAAGTAGGGAGTGAAGTACGTTGTGGCAAAAGGTAAATACCAAGAATGGCTTGAACCCGACGGTTTATTGCTTCTTTCTGCATGGGCAAGAGATGGACTCACGGGCGAACAAATAGCCAAAAAGATGGCAATATCCTATTCAACATTCAAGCTTTGGAAAGAAAAGTATTCGGCTATTTCGGCTGCCTTAAAAAAAGGCAAAGAAGTTGTTGACATTGAAGTTGAGAACTCATTACTTAAACGTGCCAAGGGATATTCGTACGAAGAAATAACCCAAGAGCTCATAACGGTTGAGAACGAGGACGGCGATAAGCACAAAGAACTTGCCGTTACAAAGATAGTCAAGAAAGAAGTCCTACCTGATGTAACCGCTCAAATCATATGGCTAAAGAACCGCAAGCCGAGAGAGTGGCGCGACAAGATAGACCCAAGCACTGTTGACCCGAATAAAACCGATGATGGATTTGTCGCAGCACTAGAGGGCAAGGCGACCGAAGCGTGGGGCGCGGGCGATGAAGAATAGTATTGCACCATTCAAGTTTCAGCCCTTCAGCAAAAAGCAGCTTCAACTTCTTACTTGGTGGACTGATGCAAGTCCCGTAAATGATTATGACGGGATTATAGCCGATGGCTCTATACGTTCCGGCAAGACCGTTGCAATGTCGTTGTCGTTTGTCATTTGGAGCAACGCCAAGTTTGATGATGAAAACTTTGCAATATGCGGTAAGACAATAGGATCCTTACGCAGAAACGTCATAGCACCATTAAAGAAGATGTGTTTATCAAGAGGATATGTCATAACAGAACACCGCAGCGACAACCTTATGGATATTACATACAACGGCAGGACAAACCACTATTTTTTGTTCGGCGGCAAGGACGAGTCGAGTCAAGACCTCATACAAGGCATAACGCTTGCGGGTATCCTGTTTGATGAAGTGGCACTTATGCCTGAGTCGTTTGTCAATCAAGGCATGGGGCGCTGTTCGGTTGAGGGTCATAAGCTCTGGTTTAACTGTAACCCTGAAAATCCATATCACTATGTGAAAATGGAACTGATTGACAAGGCGTACCAAAAGAACCTATTGCATCTGCATTTTACGCTTGATGATAACTTATCGTTGTCGGAAAAGACAAAGGCAACGTACCGCAATCTATGGACGGGTGTGTTCTTTAGGCGGTTTATTCTCGGCGACTGGGTAATGGCGCAGGGTGCAATATATGACATGTTCGACTCGGAAACGATGACATATGACGTATTACCGATAGACCTAAAAGTAAGAGTATACAAAAGATACGTCACAATAGACTATGGCACGACAAACCCGTGTACGTTTCTTGAGATTATAGACGACTGTCAAGGTAACTATTACGTTGAGCGAGAGCGATACTACGACAGCAAAAAAGAGTATAAACAGAAGTCAGATGATGCACACGCTGATGATTTAGTGACGTTTGTCGACAAAACAAACCTAAGAGGCATAATCATAGACCCCTCCGCTGCATCGTTCAAGATTGCGATACAGCAGAAGGGTCTTAGAACTATTGACGCGGATAATGATGTTCTGGATGGCATTAGGCTTGTTGGAACGCTGTTTACTCAAGGCAGACTAAAGATAAATCGCAAAAACTGCCCTAATACGCTTAATGAGATTGTTGCGTATGTGTGGAATGAGAAACGCAGCGAAAAGGGCATCGAAGAGCCAGTAAAGAAGTTCGACCATGCCGTCGATGCCATTCGCTACTTCGTCAAAACTATTGTAGGAGGTTACCGGAGTGCCAAACAAAACCATAAAGACAATTGAGCGCCCGAAAAGGACTGCTCTTGACTCATATCTCAACGAAATGACACGGCAGGGCTACGGTATGCCTAACGCGGAGAACTCCACGTCTTATCCCATAACGCGCATGACACAAGACTACATGACGCTAATAAGCCTATATCGTAACAACTGGCTAGTGTCTAAGATAATTGACCTCGTTGCCGAGGATATGACCAGGGCGTGGATTACCATAACCTCTGAAATGACACCCAAGATGCAGGACGACATAGACAGACTGGAACGCAGAACACACGTGAGAGCTAAAGTCACGGAGGGCTTGAAGTGGGGACGTTTGTTCGGTGGCGCTGCGGGGCTGATAATGATTGACGGTGACGAGGACTTAATGGAACCGCTTGATGTCAAGTCAATCATGCCGGACAGTTTCAAGGGTATTATGGTCGTCGACCGATGGTCTGGTGTCTATCCCGACTTGGAACTCGTGGACGATATTGGCAATCCAGAGTTTGGCAAACCCAAGTATTACGAAATATCAGACTTTACAAAGTCCAAAACATTCTTAGTTCATCACAGTCGCGTACTGAGGTTCGAGGGCAGACCGTTACCCGCGTGGGAACAAATGAGTACACAGATGTGGGGAGCTTCCGAGATTGAGGCAACCTACGAAGAAATACGCAAAAGAGACAACGCAAGCGCTAACCTTGCAGGACTGATATTCCGAGCCAATATAAATGTCAGGACGGTCGAAGGATTAAGCCAGTTTATGGGCGTTGCGGACAACGAGGCGCGTTCCGACCTGTACCAAACGCTAAGCTATCAAAATCAGCTGATGAATAACTTTTCAACATTAGTCTTGGGCGAAAAGGATAAGTTTGATTCAATCCAAAACACGTCGTTTACAGGTCTTAACGATATTTACGAGTCATTTATGCTCGATGTATCCGGCGCGACCGGTATACCCATCACGAAATTATTCGGACGTTCCCCGGGCAGTCTGAACGCAACAGGCGAGGGAGACTTGCAAAACTACTATGACATGATAAGTGGAAAGCAGGAAACATATCTTAGACCTTTAATTGAGAAGCTGCTCCCGGTTATGTTTATGTCGCAGTTTGGAAAAATCCCTGATGATATCAACTTCCGATTTAATGCAGTCAGAACACCGTCAGAGTCAGACGTTGCGGAACTGGTCAGCAAAAAGGCGACAACGATTTATGACGGTTTCAATGCTGGTCTGTTCGGGCAGAAGATTGCACTTAAAGAGCTTCAGGCAATGGGTCAGACAACAGGTATGTTCACCAACATCACAGACGAGGACATCGAGAAAGCTGACGAGGTACCGGACATAGGGGATATTCCCGATATGGGCGGATTCGGAAACATGTCGAAGTCCAATTCAGAGGATGAGCCGAACGAGAAGAAGCCGCCGCAGAAACAATCTGATAAGCAACCGGACGTTCAAAAGACCGGCAGCGAGGAAAGCGGTTCATCTGGAAGTCAAATAACTGACGAAGAATACCAAAAACGGTATGGGCGCAGTCGGGGGGCTTAACTTATGAACTTCACAGCATGGGAAGCCCGGCGACACATCGAGAGTGCTTATAAAACCGCCATGAGAAAACTCGGGCGGTTTTTGATTGGCCTAATTGATGATGATGACAGCCTTGAGGTTATCACAAACAAACTTGGCCTCTTCTCAGACTCTGAACAATTCGACATCTGGGCACAGTCGCTTGCGCATACCTTCGTGACAAATACTCTGGAAGAGAATGCTCGAACATGGCGGCAGGCCGCGCGGATGAGCGGTCAGGGCAACGATATTCGACAGGAGCTGTCCCGTGAGATGAATGGACCTGTTGGTGCAAGGTACCGCGAACTTATCGACAACAACGCTAAATACATCAAGTCCGTACCGAAAGAGGTTGCCTCCCGGTTGGTCAAGCACGTTAGCGGTCAAGAGACAAAGGGAAGCCGCTCAGCATATAAGACGGATGAATTCCGCGAGTATGTTGGCGATATGGTTAACTGGCACGCCAGGCTGATAAGCCGTACTGAGAGCGCAAAAACCATGTCAGACCTCACGCAAGCCAGAGCGGAACATCTCGGGCATGACTGGGCGATATGGCATACAGCAGAAGACCGGCGCGTCAGAGATTCACATAAAAAGATGGACGGCGTGATGTTCCGCTTCAGTGATAAGCCGGCGCCTGAAGCATTGATAGGCGAAAAGAACGTCGGACACTATGGACCCGGCGAGATCTACAACTGTCGGTGCTATGCTGAGCCGATTATCGCATGGGATGAAGCTGAATGGCCTATGAAGGTCTACGCAAATGGGAGTGTTACAACTATGAGTAAAAAAGCCTTCTACGATAAATTCGGAGGTGGACAATGAGAAAATTGAGCGAAATTGCGTTTGATATTACCGAGGTCAATATGCTTCTTTTCGCGACAACTACACACCGTGAGAAAATGGTAGATTACGATGATATGATGCGCGACTTGATATTCAAAGGTCGGCATCTAGCATGTGAGCTTGATAGCTATGTAAAAGAATCGGAGGCAAAACCTTCATGATTTATTATGGTTCTTCTCTAAGCCCTAACTTGACACTAACGAGTGAGGGCTATCTCATCGCCTTAAACGTGCCAATTGCACGGACGGGCGTACAGCTATACTTGCCTTCCGAGCTTTCAATAGACGATATCGAAAGCTATGTCGGCAAAGATGGCATGGTTTCAGTGTATCGTGACCCCGAAGAGGTCTTTAGTCCTGCGACCATCGCCTCATTTGAGGGAAAGCCAATCTGTGAGGGGCATCCCCAAACCGCAAGCGGTGACGGAGTGGTAAACACAGCAAACGAAAGCTACTACCGCAAAGGACATATGCAGAACGTGCGAAGAGGCACAGGCGACAACGCCGACAATCTAGTAGCAGACTTATTTATAACAGACACAACGCTGACTAATGCCGTTCAAAGCAAAGGCCGGCGCGAAGTTTCTTGCGGGTATTTATGCGACTGGATACCCGAAGGTGGCAAAATCTATCAGCGCAACATACGTGGCAACCATATCGCTGTTGTGCCTAAAGGCAGAGCGGGTAGCGATGTGGCCATCCATGACAATGCACCGCCAAGCGCGGGCGAAAGGAGCAAATACATGGCAAAAGATAAAGCATCACTAGCTAAGCACATCTTTGGACTCGGGATTAAGGAGTTTGCCAAAGATGCAGAACCCGAAGAGCTCGCCGAGGCGGTAACGTCTGGCGAAACCACCGAAACCAAAGAACCCGATGCGCTAGGCGAAATCATGAAGGCAATCGAGGGCATCTCCGCAAGACTTACAGCGTTGGAGGAATCCGACAAGAAAGTCCACGAGGAAATCCCAGATCCGATGGAAACCCTTGATGAGGCAATCAAAGAGGAAGCCAAGAAAGAGGACGAATCCCTCGAAGAGGAAAAGAAAGAAAAGTCCGAATCTATCGGCGATGACTGCAAGGGTAAACCTGCGGGCGATTCTGCTGTTGAGTTTGTCAAAAGAATGAAACCCATCGTCGCTAAAATGCCCGTCGGCGTAGCACGCGACGAAGCTGTCAAAGAACTGATGAATATCCTCAAAGACGGCAAGAAGTCATCTGTTTATGGCGACATCGCAAAAGCAACTCTCTCGCACACGCATGATTCTGTACCCAATAAAACACTAGCAGAGAACACGAATGCATTTGTTGACAACTGCAAAGCTCTGCGTAACAAGGAGGACAAATAATATGCCAGCTTCTGTAATCGGAAAATCTCTCAATCTCGGCTATCCCGGCACAGTATCACGAAATGACCCGAGAACATTCGTGATGAACAGACCTACTAAGACGGCGGTTGTTCCTTTCGGAATTCCCGTGAAGCTCAACACCGACAACACCTACTCTCCGATCACGAGTGACGACAGCCTAGCAGTATTTGCAGGTATCGCACTTCGCAACGTAAAGCAGCAAACCATCTTTGCAAGCAACGCAATGGGGCAGTACGAAATCGGCGACGGCTGCGACGTCCTCGAGCAGGGCTTCGTAACCATTTTGACAAACACTTCAAACGCAGTGACCGCAGGCGGCGCAGTATTCGCAACATTCAATGTTGACAAGTCGTTCTTGCAGTTCGACTCTGTCACCGCAACGGGCGCAATAGCACTCACCAACTGCAAGTTTGTCACCAATGTAACAGACGGTAACGGTATCACAGAAATCGCCATACTTACGGCTAACAAAGGTTAAGGGGGAAATATAATAATGGATGCAAAAACAATCAATAACGCCCTCGCAACTGGGCGTGTCCGCATAGTCGGCGACGGAATGACCGGAGATGCCATTGCCACGAGTGGTATGGCGTTCCTCAGAGGCGAGCTTGAAAAGCGTGACCCTAGGCTCCTCGAGCCGCTGACTAATGTCAGCTACTTCAAAGACATCGATGTAATCCCCGGCGGCGGCTTTGTCGACTACACCTCCAATGTGTTTGTTGACTATGCTTCCGTAGGCGGCAACTCCAACGACGGCGACTACGGAATACAGGGCGGCCAGTCTAACGGTATCCCTCTCATTCAGGCCAACGTCAGCAAAGACGTGTTCAAAGTATTCACATGGGGAAACAACATGAAGGTTTCCTTTATCGACAACGAGAAGTATCAGAACACAGGCGCAACAAAGTCTCTTGACCAGATGTACAATGACGGCATTCGCCTCAACTTCAACAAGGCGCTTGACCAGAACACCTATCTGGGCTTTGCAAACTACGGCACGTTCGGACTGGTAAACAGCCCTGCTGTATACGCCGCAGAAGCAGGCAAGGACGCCGCTACATCCACATACACAGCATGGAGCAAGAAAACCCCTGTCGATATTCTTAACGACTTCAATGCCGTTATTATGGCTTGCTATGCAGCCTGCGAATATGACGAGAGCGCAATAATCAACCACTTCCTCATTCCTCCGCAGCAGTTCGCTTATCTCATGCAGCCCATCAACATTGCGGGCGCTTCGTCCACGTTGGAGTATATCCTAAACAACAACATGGCAAAGAACTTCGGTAAAGAGCTTACCATTCGCCCGTCACGTTGGTGCATAGGCGCAGGTGGTTCTACTGATACAGGCGGAGTAACCGGCGGCACATCTGCCGACCGTATGGTTGGCTATTGCATGGACGAGAAGTTCGTCAACTTCGACCTGACTGTTCCCCTTACTCGCATCATGACAGCTCCGTCCGTGGAGCAGCAGGCTTATCTTACCGCTTTTGCGGCACAGATAGGTCAGGTCAAGGTTCTCTATCCCCAGACGGCAAGATATCTTGACGGTATCTAGCCGAGAAAGGTAACTTATGACTATATTCGCACGCAAGTCTTTCGCGTTTAAAAACCCGAACAGCACCAGTGATAAGGACAGGGAAATACTCTGTCCTTATCAGCAGTTTTCCTATAATATCCCCGATAACTTCAAAAAGGACCCTTATTTTATGGGACTGGTGAAGTCTGGGGATATAACGATAATGAGCGAGCCTAAAGACATGGATAAGGCTTTGAAAAATCCAACAGGGAAACGCAATGGCGCACAGCATGAGCAAACCGCAGAAGCTCTCGGCATATTAGAGGGCGGAGACAAGAAATAAGGAGTGATTTTATGTACCCATACGGCACATCGTTTTACAACAATATAACAGACGTTCCCGTGGGACAAATCATCTCTGGTGCAAGCAATATAAAGGCGGGAGCTAATACCGCCTTTACTGCGGCTAATTTCACGGCTTTTTATCCTCAATTCATAGACCTTCAAGAGGGCGCGGCAAAAATAGGCTACACCTTGAAGCTCGTAATCCCTGACGCTGCATTTACCATCTTTTTAGCTGAGGCAAACGGAAGAGTACAAGAAAACCGCTGGCACTCACAGTGGTTAGGTGGAATGTGCAATTATATCGCCCATAAAGCGACACTATACCTCGCTGCAACAACCGTAAGAGATGTACAGGGACTCATTGCCTCGTCTATGCCACGCGCCGTCATGACTTCCAAATCGGTAGACGGCGTTTCGGTCAGCTACGACACAGAATCGATTGCACGTGACCTTGACGGATATGGTGACTTCAAATCCACGACTTACGGTCAACAGTTTGCCAGTACAGCTAAGTTGCTCGGCAAAGGTGGCATGATGATATGGTAAAGCATATCGTTCATGACGGCGGTGTTGACGGACTCATGGAGAGGCTTAAAAAACTATCCAGCCAAAAGGTCGCCGTTGGTGTACCTGCAGATAAGAATGATGCCGGAAGAAGCGCCGATGGCACCGACGATATTACCAATTCTGACCTTGTATATATTCACATGCACGGAGTCAGGCCGCGGGAAGTACGCCAAGCCATGCAGCCGGATATTGACAAAGGCATTAAATATAGCGTTGCTCGCCAAATGTATATTCAGGCACACGGTTCTTTCGTGGAGCAGGTACCCGCAAGACCAATTATCGAACCAGCAATCGAAAGCTCCAAGGCGGGGATTGCGAAACGGTTGGGCGCTGCGGCTTCCGCGGCAATGAATGGCGAGGACACGGAAAAGCCACTCATGGACGCTGGGCTTTACGCTCAGTCGAAAGTGAAGAGCTATTTTCTGCACAACAACTGGGCGCCGAACTCGCCGAAAACAATAAAGCGAAAAGGCTCCGACAAGCCTTTGATTGACACCGGGGCGCTAAGAAACAGCATAACTTTTGTAATTCGAGGTGATGGCAGATGATTGATATGTCCGAGGTTATCCATTCCCCTGAATTCCAGAGGGATATAACGATTGAGCGCACAACTGGCGGTCAGTTCATCAAAAGCGTTTATACGCCATCCACACCGTATCGCTTCACACTCCAAGGTGTACTAAATCCAGACACAATCAAGTCCGTCACACCTTCCCCGGAAGGCAGCAGGGCAACAGGACAGTTGTCTGCATACTTTTCAGATGACGTTCAGATTTACACGACACACGACCTCGCAGACGGCAACGACACCGCAGACAAGATTATTTGGGATGCTGGTACCCCGTGGGAAAGCTCTTACAGGATCATATCCGTAAATAGCGAGTACGGCTTAAAAAAAGTGGTTGCCGAAAGAGTAGGCGCGATATGAGTATGTATAACAACCTCATGGACTTTGTTTGTGATGAAACCGTTAAAATGCTTGCGGGCACAACCAACGCCCCAACGCTGGGTCCTGGCGGTAAATCGACATCGGTGTTGCCCTTTTACAGTCCAGAAGGCGCGGCAGGGATTAAAGATGTTTATACTGACCTTGTGTTTTACCGCATAACATTCCGAGATGATCCCACAAACAAACAGTTTGATGCAATATATACATCAAATACCAATCCTGCGTTATCCACCTATACTAAGAAATACAATCGAACAATGCGTATTGACTGGGGATTTTGTGGCAATAACGCAATGGAATGGGCTGATACGCTCAGAATAATGCTTTTTGACCCCTCAATAAGAGTTGATTTTGCTACAAAGGGAATGTCATTAATTCCCGAAGTCGAAGAAGCTGTTTTTGTGCCTGAGTTAATCGGGCAACAGTGGCTACATCGTTATGACTTAACGGCAGACTTCAATCAGCTCGTAATTAAACAGACAACAATTCCGGCTATCGCAACAGCCGACATAATTATAGTAACAGATAAAGGAGATGTTTCCGAATGCTTAGTTTAAACAGCATAATCAACATTACAGTCAACTTCCCCTCGGAATCGGTATCAACAGAGGACTTTTCGCTTGGTCTGATCGTTTCTAAGAATTCGGTTATTTCGACTGGCGACCGCGTGAAAGTCTACGCCAATGTTGACGAGGTTATTGCGGCAGGGTTCGCATCAAACAGCGCTGAGGTCTCGGCATCAAGGCTTTACTTCAACCAGTCGCCCTCACCCTCGCGTATAGCCATAGGAACACAAGGAACGATAGAAAGTGCCGTAGAAGCGCTCACGGCGTGCCGAATAGCCAATACTAGTTGGTATGCGGTTACATTCCTCGGTTTAGAAAAGGCGGACATTGAGCTTATTGCGGCTTATATTGAGTCAACTTCCCCTGCATCAGTACTGTTCTATACTACCGATGATGCAGATGTTTTGGCGGGGACAGCCGGGAACGTAGCTCTGGCGCTTAAAACGTCAAAGTATAGACGTTCACTGGGTCAGTACAGCACATATGCCGATGCAGTTGCTTCTATCATGGGGTATGCCTGCGGCGCGGCTTCCGTTTCGTATGACCTTGCGTTCAAGTCTGAGCCGGGTGTAACAGTTGAATCTCTGTCAGGGGCTGACGTGTCAATCCTTGATGGTGAAAACTGCAACCACTACGCGCTTTACAACAACGCATACAGCCTGTTTATGCCTGGCGTTATGGCAGATGGTTCACACTTCGACGAAGTTGTCGGTGTTGACATACTGACTTCTGAAATTCAGAAAGCGGTAATGTCAGTTATTGCATCGTCCGCAAAGGTTCCGCTCACGGACGCGGGAACCGCTCAAGTCACCACAGCTATCACAGGGGCTTGTGACGCTGCGTTTAAGCGTGGCTTTATAGCTTCGGGTACATGGAATGGCTCAAATGTTTTGAAGCTGCTCACCGGCGCCAGTTTGACGAGCGGATATTCTATACAGGCTGATACGGTTGGCAATCTATCCACCGCAGACAAGACCGATAGAAAAGCGCCGCCTATCTATGTATGCATCATTCTCGCAGGTTCCGGAGAGTCGTTCACAATCGCTATTAATGTGGAAAGGTAGGCAAAACAATGGAAAATACAACTTATTCATTTCTGGATGTCAACTTTACCATTTCACACCCTTTGGTAGGACAGAAGTCCGTTGTCGGCGAGGGTGTAGGAACAATTACGGTTTCCTATGCGGACAACCTCACAGATTCCGAACTCGGCGCTGACGGATCCGTAATGATCGATAAAATCGACACTTCGCGCGGCACGGTTAGTTTAAAGCTACTTCAGACCTCGTCGGTCAACAAGTGGCTTTTGAATTATACCAACGCCGTTCGCAACGCAGACGCGAGTTCTTGGGCGGGCGCAACGATTACCATTCAGGAGCTTTATGACAACGGCGTTTTGGTTACGGCGGTCAATTGCGCACCTGTAAAAAGACCGGACAGAACAAACGCACAAAAAGGCGACTACATCACTTGGGAGTTCTTCTCTCCGCATATAACGGAGGCTTAATATGGACGTTGAAATCAGCGGAAGAAAGTTTCAGTTTAAAATCCCATCCGCATGGGACGGCTGCGCAATATTCGATATGTGCTCGGCATATAAAGTGCCGTTTGGGCTGGGAAACTTGTTTGGCATGAAAAGCTCAAAGCAGACCATGCCTCCCGAGCAGCTAAAGACATTTATGTCTTTATGTCTAAAAAATTGCAGCGAGGATAAAGGCGCAGGAGCTATCAAAGTTGTTGATGATGATGGTGGCATAGGAATTAACGACGCTTCCGCTCCAATTTTGACTAAGCTCACAGCGCAGTACTTGCTTTTTTTCATGGAATACTGGCAGGCAGAAGAGAACTAACTTTCAAGCCGCGTCCTGCCAGTTACGGTATAGCCGAACCCGCTAACATAAACGCAGCATTGTTTGCGCCTGTGATGGCGGGTTTATGGCAACAAAGCGAACTAAAAACTTACAATTATGTCGACCTGTTAAATATCCTTGAAATGATGACCGTACAAAGCGAAAACGTCAAGAGGGATAGGGACTGGGCAAGGAGGGAACAAGATGGCTGAACATTACATTGAAGAATATCTCGTAAGCCTCGGCTTCGACCTTGACAGCGATAAGGGTAAGGAATACAAAAAGACCCTTGACGACATAGAAAAACGTCAAAAATCCTTCGATAAAGACAATACCACAGCAGATAAGGCAAGAAAAGACAGCTCCAAACAGCAAGCGGACGGACTGAAGAAGCAGAATCAAGGCATGCTCGACCTGCAAAAGACTATGCGCTCGATTGCTGACATTTCAAAGCAAATGGGCAGCGGAAACATATTCGGAGCTTTTCTGTCAGGAGCTTCCGGTACAAAGTCCGCTAAGTCGTTTTTATCAAGTTTGGGTGAAAACCTAGACGGAAAATCAAAGACTAGCTCCGCAAAAGAAACAGGAAAAGCGAACGTATCGACTGCCGCAAAAGAAACAGGAAAAGCGTTGCAAGCGGGCAAAGTATCGGAGCAAGGTTTACAGGCGGGAATAACAGGTGAAACCGCAGGCGCTATGGCGGGCGAAGGCGGGCTTCTCGCAGGTGCTGCTGCCGTAGCTCCTCCCGTTGCAATAGTTGCCGCGGTGATCGCCGCTGTAGTTCTAATCGGCAAAGCTGTTTCAGACTTAACCAATGGGTTGTCTGAGTCTAATATCAACATTGAAACCATGTCGAAAGAGATGTGGATAACCGAAAAGACGGCATGGCGTTTAAATAACACATTGACCGCGATGGGTAAAACCACAGCAGATTTGAGCGAAATTGCGCTTAACCCTACGCTTCGTCAGCAGTTTAACGATTTGCAGGATTTCCAGTCTAATTTCAAACTTCCTGCCGACTTTGAGTCAACGGCCAGTCGGTGGGCTACGGACGTGGGAGAGGGCAGACAAGAACTTGCGGTAGCAAACTCCTATATGAAACAAATGGCCGGATATAACCTTGAAAAAGCGTTTGACCCGATTGCTACTGCTTGGTATAAGTATTGGACAAACGTAGTTAAAGGCATTGACTATGTTTTCGGGCTTAGGACATCAGACACCGCGACAAGCGCCGTATCAACTACAGGCCTTGTCAATGGTGCAAACTACGCCCCCAATACATCAAGCTACACCACAGCGAACACAGGCAATCTGACTGTACACAACAGCCCTGTAGTAAACGTGTACACGGTGTCGGATGACCCGCAAAGCATAGGCTCTGCGGTGAGCGACGCGGTTGGAAGTTCAATTGATAATTTAGCACTAATCAAATCGGTATCAGGTGTCAACAGATAGAGGTGATTGAATGGCTTTAGCGTATATAAAATCGACTATCGGCGGTTATATGTTCGATGTAATCTTTAAAGAGAATTACCAATTTGACAACCAGATAACCCAAAACCCCGTACAGTCCGGAGCTTCAATCAACGACCATGTATACCAGCAGCCGATTGTGATTACATTTGATGTCGGTACGTCTGACTGCCTTGCAAGCACGGTGAGCGGACAGTTTAGCACTCTGAACAGTCGCAGCGCTTCGGCGTTTCAAGTCCTGCACAGTCTATGGCAAAATGCAACGGTCTTACAAATAGACTCTTGTGTCAGCGGAGCGGTATTCTCTTGGAAAAACATGATTATACGGTCATTGTCCATTACGCGAGACAAGACCACTCATCATGCAATCAAAGCAACAGTGACCATGCAGCAGATAATCGTAACCGATGCCGTCGATGTGGGGATTGCAGCCTCCGGAGTTCCATTCTTTCAAACTCCGGCTACAGGCTCAATAAATCCGCAATTGACAGATCAGACGCAATCACAAGAAAAATTCATGCCGATCAAACAATACGTCCCGCCAAATCCGTTTAACTGAGGTGATTTAAATGACTTCGACATTAGCGCTCGATAACAGACCTAACCAAATAGTCAAAGTTGTTGTACCGGGTGATGCAAGAAGTCTTACCTTGTTTTTGAAACTATCCTACAATACGATTGCCGGATATTGGATTATGGGCGTTTATGACAAGGCTAAAAATGCCCTCGTGCTTAACATTCCACTTTTGGTAGGTCAAGACTTGTTTACACAGTTCAAGTACCTTAATATCGGTTCGGTCTATCTGGTTAACACAGGAGACTCGGCACTACAGGCTGACGACACCAATATAGGTAACTTTGTTCTTCAGTGGGAGTTGATATAATGGCTGATACCATTTATACCGTTACAAATCAAGTTAAATCAACCTCGTTAAACTGGAAACGCAAATACAGAGTGGTGGTTTACAATCATGTTGCAGGCACACCTAACTCGGATATTTCGACCACAGCGGAGGCACAAGCCGGAGATTACGCTTTGGACGTGTCAAATCTAAGATGTACGTTTGAGATTAAGCGTTATGCTCTGTATTATCCGAACTCAGCAAAGATTACCATTTACAACCTTAGCGCAGGAACGGAAAACTCTATCCTTGAAGAGGGCTACAGAGTTGTTTTATATGCTGGATACGGCGACGAAAAGACCGGTCTTTGGGGACAGATATTTGACGGCACAATCCTCATGTGTAACCGCTGGAAAGAAAGCGGAACAGATTACAAGCTGCAAATTCTAGCCCTTGACGGAACGCAGTTTATCAACGAGGGATTTTGCTCATTCAGTTACGAAAAAGGTCAGACTGCCAGGGCAATAATTGAAAACATAGCCAACACTGCAACAAATCCTATTAAACTGGGCTATGCAAGCCCCGTGTTCGATACTACGACCTATTCAAAAGGCATGACGGTTCACGGCTTGGCAAAAAACACTTTGAGCGATATTGCCAAGACAGCCAACGGCACATGGTTTGTTGATAACGGCGAACTTTACGTTGTAGCATATTCGGACAGCTCTGATGACTTGCCAACGGGGCATGAAGCAGTCGAACTATCCCAAACATCGGGCTTGATAGGCAATCCACAGCAAGTCAATCAGGGTGTCAGCGCGAGGTGCCTTTTAAACCCTAAAATCATGCCATACGGTCTTGTGCATATATCCAATGAACTGATAACGCAACAGCTTGTAAGCGTGGGAACATACTCACAGGGCATTAGTACTCCGTGGCTACTTGACCCACAAGGACTGTATCGTGTTATAGCGGTTAAATTTACAGGCGACACAAGAGGCAATGATTGGTTTGCAGACATTTCAACAGTCACGCAGTCGACAACCAACTTACCGGAATTGTTGTCGAGTTTAGGCAACACGCTCAATTGAGGTGATTCTATGTTCACACTGCCGCAAAGAATCGGCGGTCAGGAGGCAATATTCGACAAGTTCAAAGAAAGTATATTTTCAGACCTGAAAGTTGCCTCAATAGGGAACGTAATGGCAATTGACACAGCTACGAATTTGCTTACCGTGAAGCCGTTGGTCAATGAACGCATTGTAAACAATGACGGATCTGTCAAGTGGCAAGAATACCCCGTTATACCTGACACGCCTTATGTTGGTGGCACTCCCAAAATCGGCGATACGGTTTTGATAATTTATTGTGATTATGATTTATCTTGCTTATTGAGTGCGACGGGAGTCGATACGACTGGATCCCCCGCAACCGTTAATCAAGAAGTGCTGCGAAGTCACTCTTTGTCGAACGCGGTAGCCATAACGGGATTAGGCACGAGCGCAACGGGTATGAGCACAGACATTGCAATGCAAGCCAATGTTCAAAACGTGATCGGTGCTTCAGGAGAGTGGCTTTGGCCTATACCATCAAGTTCCACAATTTCATCTCCCTTCGGGTGGCGGATTCATCCTATTTATGGAGATAGACGTTTCCATTCGGGCATTGATATTGCCGCAACTTCCGGTTCGTCAATTCTTGCAACTAAGCCCGGGACGGTCACGGTTGCGGTTTACAGTTCGTCTTATGGCAACTACGTAATAATACGGCACGAAAACAATATATCTTCACTGTACGCGCACATGAGTGCCTTGGAAGTGGCCGCCGGGCAAACGGTCACGCAAGGACAGGAAATTGGGCTTGTCGGTTCGACGGGATGGTCAACGGGTCCACACTGCCATTTCGAGGTTAAGATCGATGGAGTGCTCACAGACCCAGCAAGTCTATTTTAGAAGGTGATTAAATGCTTACCATACCACAGCGCAGCGGAAGTCAAGAAGTGGTTTTCGATAAATTCAAAGAGAGTATATTCTCAGACTTGAGAGTCGCAACAATAGGAGTTGTGACCGCAGTAGACACTGTCGGCGGACTGCTAACCGTCAAGCCGATTATCAACGAGAGAATTGTAAATAACGACGGCTCTGTTAAGTGGCAGGAGTTCCCCGAAATACCCGATACTCCATACATAGGCGGTGCTCCGGTGCAAGGAGCTTTGGTTCTTCTGGTCTTTTGCGACCATGACATATCTTGCCTATTAAGCACAACCGGAGTTGACACAACAGGGATTCCGGCTACACAAAATCAAGAAATATTAAGAAGTCATGCATTATCGAATGCCGTAGCTATAACGGGGCTTGGAACGAGTGCGGCCGCCTCCCCGTCAATAGCCTATACTTTTGGCTCAATCACAGCCTCAAGAGACAATAACGGCACAGGCGTAAGCAATGCTTTACTTCAACTGATTAAAAGCCATGAAGGTTGTGTCCTCAATTGGTATCAGGATATTGCAGGCTACTGGACCATCGGGATAGGACACATGAACAATTCTAAAGTCTTGCCCTCTGGATTTACCGCACCGCTAACACAAGAAACGGCACTTCAACTGTTAAATTACGATATAAACCATACATATTTGTCCGCTGTTTTGTCGGCTTTTAGCGGCGTAACGCTTGCTCAAAACCAGATTGATGCTTTAACAGACTTTTGCTATGCTCTCGGTGGGGGCTATTTCAGGTCAGGTCAACGCCTGTACGATGACATAATGGCAGGCGTAACGGACAAGTCCATATTGCGCAAAGACTTTGAGGCATATTGCAAAGTCAATATAAACGGAGTGCTTACAGCCAATAGTTACGCTTTAAAAATCCGTGATGTGGAATGGAATATGTATTGCAACAACGATTATACGTGGTGAGGTGAAACAATGAAATATAGGCAACTATCACCAACGGGCGATTATGTCTTTGGGTTTGGAAATACATCTTTTGTTGTGGGCGCGGAAGCGGTGGCACAGGCGATAAAAACCAAGCTCGGATTATTCAAAGGCGACTATTGGGAAAACCTTAATGACGGGCTTCCGTTTTTTCAAAGCATCGCGGGCTTCGGCAATAAGGGCGCGATAGATTTATTGTTTCAGTCTCGCGTTCTGGAAGTTCCAAACGTCACCGGCATAACGGCTTATACGAGCGTACTTGACTCTGACCGCAAATACACAGCAAATATGACAGTAAGTACGGCATTCGGAACAGTGGAGGTGAGCGTTTAAATGGCATATTTTGCACCATATCTGGATTCTACCGGACTACATATCCCGTCCTTTTCTGATATACAAGCTAATTTAATATCACAAGCTCAAACGATTTTTGGTCAAGACATCTACCTCGATAACGACAGTCAGGATATGCAGTATATAGCCTCAATCTCGGCTATCACTTACGATGCCATGCAAATGTGCCAGCTAGCGGTCAACAATCAATCTCCGTTGACTGCGGTGGGCGTGGGGCTTGACTCTATAGTTAAATTGAATGGCTTGACAAGACTCGCTCCGACACACTCCACCTGTTCAGTATCTTGTTTGGGAATAGACGGCACTGTGATTTCTGCAGGTGTTGTAACCGACAGCGCAGGGTATAGATGGGATTTGCCGTTAAACTCAGTCATTCCGACTGGCGGCGTTCTTAATGTCACAGTTACTTGCGAAACGGCGGGTAACGTCGTTGCAGGGATAGGCGCAATAAATCTAATAACCACTCCACAATACGGCTGGACTTCGGTCACAAATCCTGTGGCCGCTACGGTTGGAATGGCATTGGAAACCGACTCACAATTGAGGGCAAGACAGGCTCTATCAGTTACTCTTCCGTCAAGGACGGTTCTGGACGGCATTATAAGCGCTGTATTAAATATCTCCGGCGTTACTAGGGTTGTGGGGTATGAAAACAACACAGGCTCTGTGGACTCGGATACGATCCCTGCACACAGCATCTCAATAGTCGCCGAGGGTGGCACGGACGCGCTGATCGCAGAACAAATCTACTACCACAAAACCCCTGGTTGTGGAACTTATGGCACAACGACAATAGATGAAACCAGTTCAAGCGGTTTCATCACTCCGATTTCGTTTTATCGTCCGAGTTCGGTTGCAATTGACGTTTCGGTGTCGGTAAAGGCGTTGGCGGGATATTCGAGTGCATTGGCCGACAATATCAAAACTTACATTGCCGACTATCTTAATAGTCTACAAATAGGTGATGATGTCATTATCTCCTCGCTTTGGGGCGCAGCATTACAGGCAATACCCAATATCAAATCCCCCGCGTTCTCCATAACAGCATTGACAGCTTGTGCTCATGGTGGAAGTCTTGGAACGTCCGACATTGTGCTTGCCTTCAACGAGGTGGCACTGGGCGTAATCGGTGATGTGATTGTGACGGTGACGTAATGGATTACATCAATCTCATAACGCCGCAGCACAGGATGCAGCCTAAATATATAGCGTGGCTCACAGCATCGCTTACGATGTTTCGGGGCGCACAGACTACACTTACGGGCATACCGACTGCCTATGATATAGATTTATCCATAGGCGCTCAGTTAAATGCATTGGGCGTGATTTTGGGCGTGTCAAGGACGCTTGATTTTCAGCCATCGAATAGCGTCAGTCCTGTGTTGGACGACACGTATTACAGGCTTGTTCTGAAAGCAAAAGTCATGACAAATCAGTGGGACGGAACGCGAGAACAATATGACAAGATGCTTGAAACGGTACTGTCTGGTTATCCGATTGTTATTGTTGACAACTGCAATATGTCGATAGGCTTAGCGTATATCTTAACAACAACCGACACGCTTATATCGGACTTACTGCTTAACGGATATTTATTTCCAGTGCCGAGCGGAGTTGCGGTCGAACTTATCGCGCCCGCATCTGGCGAGTGGGGCAATTTGTATTACAGGAATTTCAAGTGGGACGACCTTGTATCTTACACTTGGGATGAATTAAGCGCAGGAATTTAAGGGAGGGCACATATGGCAACCTATACACCAAATCTGAATTTAAAAAAGCCCGCAGGGACGGATAACGTCAACATCGCGGACATAAACACCAACATGGATACCATCGATGCAAACATTCATACCATACTGAGCGGTACTTGCGCAACAGCGGCGGCTACTGCAGCAAAAGTAGTCGTATTAAGCGGCTTTGTTTTGGAAGCAAATGAAATATTAGAGGTTGTTTTTGCAAACGTAAACACGGTTGCTGCGGCAACGCTCAACGTTAATTCAACAGGTGCAATAGCTGTCTATTGTAACGGCTCGGTAGTATCGGCATCGCAAATGCCCAAAATGCCGTTACTGCAATACGACGGTACATACTGGCAACTGCTTAATCCAGTGGCTGACACGTATTTTGTAAAGTTAAGAGAAGTTTCCCCTTCGTCTGCGGCCGCTGCGTTTAGCATTGATTTAAGTACTTACGATATGACCCAATATCGTCAACTTATAATCGATGTTCAATTCAACCCCAATGCGGCAGGCTCTCTCAAGGCGATTTACAACGATATGTCAGCCAACAACTATTTTACAAAAGCATTTGCACTCGCAAGTAGCAATGGAAACAATGGTAATTCCTTTATTGCCGTAACTCTCTCAGCCAGTGGTTCATTTACGATGAAAAACGAACTAATGTATAACCCCGATATAATTGCCGATACTCAAACCGTACTTTCGCATTCAGTTTATGGAATATTTAATAACGGACTTGATGGGTGCGTTGGAACGGGCGTGATTACACTAACCGCCGGAATTACTAAACTTACCTATACAGTATCAGCAGGAACGATACCAACAACAGCAAAATTCATTGTATATGGGGTGAGAAAATGATTATCGATGTACTTGTATGTAAGCCGGACGGAACGCAGACGATTGAACCACAAGAGTTTCCAGACGACTTTTTCACACAGCCTACGCCAGAGCCAACAGAGATTGAAAAACTCCGAGCCGACTTTGATTATCTCGTCATGGTACAGGGGGTAGATTTATGAGCGATAAATTTGAACTTGCAAAAAGCTATTATGACCGTGGACTATGGAGCAAAGAACGAGTACGTAATGCGGTCGGCAAATGGATAACCGCAGAGGAATATCAGATTATAACGAGCGAAGCTTATACGCATTAACTTTTTCGCCACAGAGGGCGATATTTTTATTGATTAAAGGAGAATACATCATGGCTTTTGTAACAACGACCGCAAATGCGGTTCTTAACGCCTACCTGCGCGGCACGGTGCCGACGCTCCCCAGTGGTTGGTATGTTTCCTTACATATTGCAGACCCTGGCGACACAGGCGCAAACGAGGTGACAGGCGGCTCTTATGCACGAACGGCAGCAACATTCGGCACTGCAGCGGCGGCAAAAGCAATAGCGAACACATCGGATGTTCTGTTTGCAAATATGCCCGCCGTGACCGTTACACACATCGGCATATGGTCAGCGGCAACCGGCGGCACCTTCATCTGGGGCGGCGCGCTGGCGGCTTCTAAAACAACGTCAGCCGGAGACAGTCTCGACATTGCAATCGGAGCGCTTACAGTAACCCTTACTTAAGGAGGCATAACTATGTCACAGCCGGGAACGTGGGACTTTTATAGTGCTAACACTTGGACATCCGTTTCCGGCTATACATGGCAGCAGTTGGCCAGCGTGTTTGTTGCACTGAACGGTTCGGGATCTGCATCAGCAACAGCGAGTGTCATAAAGCCAGCTATCGCACATCTTGCCGGAGCTAGCACGTTATCCGCGACGGCCACGGACAGGAAAATAGCCGTAACTCCGCTTTTTGGAACAACGGGGTTGACCGTCTCGGCGAAAGTCATTGCAAAGGCTGCGGCACATTTAACTGGGGCGGGCGACGTCTCTACATCGGCTAAGCAGAAGTTCAAAGCTTCAGCTTCTCTTGCTGGAGCGGGAAGCCTTGCGGCTAGTTCCATAAAAATCAAACATGCTGTCGTACCTCTGGTCGGTGCGGGTGCTCTTGCAGTATCAGTAAAACAAAAGTTTAAAATTGCGTCTGCGCTTACCGGGGCGAGCAGCACCTCCGCATCTATTGTGGACATTAAGAAGGCCTCGGCGGCGTTAAGCGGGGCGGGAAACCTCGCGGGCTCATCTAAGCAAAAGTTCAAATCAGTGACGGCGCTGACGGGCTCCGGCATCCTATCCGGCTCGGCCGTACGGAGACCTGAAGCTATTTCTGCGATTGTGGGAGCCGGGGTGCTCTCGGCGGCTGCCTTGCGGACGGCCAAAGTATCAGCTGCGCTCTCCGGTGCCAGCACGATTCAGGCTAACGCAGTTAGGCGCCCGGGGATTGCGGCACAATTAACGGGAACCGGTGTTCTCTCGAGCGTCATTATCCCAATTCGTACGGCATCAGCGGAGCTTGCAGGGCGTTCAGAAGCACACGTCTCGGCAAGGCTGATAATTGCCGACAGCGCCAATCTTGTGGGGGCCAGCGCGCTCATGGGCTCAGCTGTACCAATCCGCGAGGCCGTTGCAGACCTCTCTGGGGCATCCGGCCTTATTGTCACTCCCGCCATTATCAAGGTAGCTAATACCACTTTGACAGGTTCAGGGACGACCTCCGCGAATATCGTACTGATTAAGCTGGATGGTGCAACTCTGACAGGTGAAGGCATCTTAACAGCAGAAATAAAGAACATCAGCCTTCACGCAACCCTTGGCGGTACCGGAAGCGTCGAGGCCGCAGCGGTCATAGTGAAAATATCCGGTGCCGTCCTGATCGGGACGGGCGAACTATCGGCGCTTGCATTTCAGATTGTCGCTTCCGCCGCAAATTTAAATGGAATGGCGACAATGGAAGCCGAAGCGATGCGTGTCACTTGCGCCTCGGCTGGGTTAATGGGCACATCGGCGCTTAGCGCGGATGCCATACAAACGATATGTGTGGTTGCAATTCTGCAGGGAGACGGCGCCACAGAGGGCATCGGACGTGTAATCGTTGCTTTCGAGCATGCCGATATAAAAATTTATGCAGACTTTACATTTGCCCTTGCGGATTCAGGCACGTTTACATTAGGCTTCAGCGATACGGGGACGTTTTCGCCAGGCTTCAACGACACAGGTTTATTCGTTTCCGGCTTTGAAGCAGTCGGCACTTTCGTTAACAGTATGGAGGGATAATATGGGTGCATTTTATATGTGTGCCGGCACAGACAAAACAATTGGCATTACCGTCATGGAGTCGGGCGTCGCCATGAACCTGACAGGATTAGATGTCGCGTTTATCATGACGAACGGCGGTCACATCATTTCTAAAACGATTGACCACGGATTGGATATTATAGACGGCAAAGCGGTTGTGACGCTTGAGAGATCCGACACGGCCGAGGCAACTCGAGGAGTATGGGCGTATGAGGTTGCGGTTGTCAATTTAGACGACCACAAAGACTCCGTCGCTAAAGGCAGCATTACGATATTAAATTCTGAACTCGCAGACTGGCCAGAGACTCCAATCGACATAGTGGGGGAGTAAACAAATGACAATATTAAACTGGGCAATGGTGGCCATTGCGGCAATCGGCGCAATTGTCGGCGTAACAGGCTGGTTCAGTGGACGTGACAAGAAAATATCCGCAGACGGTGAATGGCGAGGCGTTGTTAACACCAAACTAGACACAATCGGTACGGCAATAGTATCGGTATCGTGCGACATTAAAGGTGTTCAAAATACGCTAGACGACCACGGCAAAATACTGACGATGCACGGAACAACAATTGCAAATCACGAAATACGATTGGTAGACGCCGAGCGGAGAATAAGCAAGCGCAAAATACAGCCGCTCGAATGAAAGGCGCAATATGATTTATACTTGCAAACCTGCAAAAGTATCACTATTTGACAACAGTAAAACACGATACACCGCCGCAAAGGTTAAAACTGTAACAGGTGCAGATGCTGTGTTCAATGGCTCATTATTTGATATGACAACATATCTGCCCTGCTGCGATGTTAAAATCAACGGCGTAGTTTTAAGTAACGACCAATATACCTATTTCGGTTATGGGTGGAAGAATGGCGAACTTCCACACGTAGCGCACACCGATGATATGCCGAGTGTTGACAACTTCTTGTCTTGCTTTTGGGTGATACATAATGGCGCCAAACAGCAAGTCAACGACGTAGCTCCATCAATAGGAGGAACGCGAGGACGTACCGCTTTCGGTTTCAAAGCAGACGGAACAATGGTAATCATTTGCACAAGCGACACTAACGGAGCTATGAAACTCTCGCAGACTCGCGACACGCTTTTTGCCAACGGTTGCGTAAATGGAATTATCCTCGACGGTGGCGGTTCCTCGCAGGTTATAGCACCAACAGAAACAATTACAAGCACGCGCATAGTCAGTAACTTTGTTTGCGTAACACTCGATAAAACAGACATTATCTCCACTAATGTCAATTATAATGGTGAAAGCGGTGAAAATATGAAAGTTTGCCTTGACCCCGGACACGGAACAAACGAAATGAACCAATCCCCAGACGGTACGTATTTTGAGCATGAGTTTGCTCTTGATATGGCAAACCGCATTCGGACACACTTGTTCCGCTGCGGAGTTAACGTTAAACTTACGCGAGAGGACAGCTCCACGCCGTCCCTAACCGCAAGAGCGGCAACCGCAAACACATTCGGAGCAGACCTATTTGTTTCGCTCCACAGCAACGCAACGGGCGGTACAGGGTGGAACGATACAGCGCACGGCTTGAGCGTATGGACGTATGCAGCCGGTGGTGAGCGCGATAAAGCTGCTAATCTTTTGATTACTCAAATGTCGGCTGCCGGCATTGAGATGTTTGGTGCTAAATTATATCACAGTGGATTTGCGGTGCTAAAATACACTAATATGCCAGCCTATCTTGTTGAGTATGCATTTCACACTTGTCATAACGATGTTCTACTGCTCAAGTCCAACACGCACAGAGCAAAGCTCGCACTGGCAACCGCAAAAGCTATATGTGCATATGGCAATGTCAAATGGGTGGACGAACCCGTTAAACAAACTATCACGTACAAAGTTCAAATAGACCTAACAGACGAAACCGCAGCGGAACAACTCACAACGGACTTGACCGCTAAAGGTTATAAACCATATATCACTACAACGGAGATAAAATAAAATGGCAGACATTCCCGTAATCACAGAAGCTCCAATCGTCGCAGACGTTCCAGTCACCACAGTTACGCCCGAAATCCCCGCAACCGTCACAACCGCAATCAAACAGAACCGTTTCAAATCTTGGGCGCTTTGGGTATCGGTCGCAGGTGCAATTTGGCTCATAGGCTCTGCGTTTGGACTTCCTGCAAAAATCGGTATTTCAAACGATGCGTTTAGCGTTATCCTAAACGCAATCGGTACAATCCTTGTCGGATTTGGTATTGTCAATAATCCAACGGATAGCACAAACATTTAACCTACGTAGTATTATTCAAAACTCATTGTGGGTTAACTAATAACATAAATCCCCCTTTCGGATTACTCCGTTAGGGGGATTTTTTATGCTTATTTTAAATAACTCTTGGCAGGGTTTAGCTCTCAGCCTTCTGAAACGGCAAACCGAAACATTTACAAAACTTTTTATGCAAAACACTAAAATACCTATTGACAATGCAAAAATATAGGTGTATATTAAGACCATACAGAGCAAAAAACAAATTTAGGAGGTGAATGAATGTACACGCTCAAGCAGGCTCGGCAACTCAAAGGCTTAACCCAAAAACAAGCTGCGGAACTACTCGAAATCTCATTACCAACGCTTTACAACTACGAAATCGGGGTCTATAGTCCGACTATACCGATACTCAAGCGCATAGAACAGGTTTACGAGGTTAGGTACGAAAACATTGATTGGGGGATAAAGTAATGCAGAAAATATACCAATACGCAGTCAACCGCGAAATGTCGCTGAGCGCAATCAAAGTACCGAAAAGCTTTCTCGCAACGACACCAGACCCAAACAAAGTTGCGTTTGCTAAAGCATTTTACGAAACGCACGGATTCCTCGACCAACCGATTATCATCAATCACAAGGGAGTTCTTTTTGATGGCTACATTCGCTATCTTATCGCACTTGAGCACAACCTCGAACCAGTTTCTGTTATCCAAGTCAACGCAAAAATCAAAGGCGATGTCACTCGCGTTCCGGTTACAATCCACCTCTCGCTAAAAGAGCGACTTTGCGGAAGAACAACGGTGATGTTATGAGCACACGCTACAGCGCCCTTAGAATGCGATTCCTGCGATTTCTCACTTATGTGGTGAAGTTAGGCGGGGGCGGGTCAAATGTGATGTTAGGCTTTAACGAGGGGCTTACGGCTATCATCGCAGCTTACATAATCATGTGCGTAACGATGGCGGTTATATTCGCAATAATTTAGGTAAAAACAAAATTGATTTTAAGGAGAATTATTATGATTACGAAAACTTACATCTGCGATATTTGCAAAAAAAGTGTCGGAGAGTCCGAGCTGGTTAACCTATCGATTCGTGCAGACATTCTTAAAAACTCTGATGGTCGCAGAACATACGCAACCGTAAGCAAGGACGTTTGTACGGAATGCCTTGAAAAAAAAGGTGTGTTAACTACGGTTCCAGAGGGTCAGAAGTTCAACGACGTTTTGGAAAAAAACCACAAGTCGCTTAAGGACAAGATTTTAGATTTTCTTTCCGACCTCGGCGTTATGTTTGAGCAATGACAAAAGAAGAATTACACGGCGAAACCTACTCAGACCTGCGCTCGGTGGAACTTGTTGATGTTTTCGAGTTGACCGACGAGGAATTTGAAGAATTTATGGCAAAACGAAAAGCCCCTGTAAGAGCGGTAACTCCAACAAGGGCAAAGGAAAGACTAACTAACCTCATTATGAGGACACGAAAGGGAAAAGTCAACATGAACAACAAAAACATAGCAAAAGCCTTAAATGCCAAAATGACAGATTGGCTTAAAAATATCGACGACGAAGCAATCAAAAAAGAAATCAAAGAAAACGCAATCATAACAGGCGGCGCTCTTGTTTCTCTCCTGCAAGGCGAATCTCCCAATGACTACGACGTATATTTCAAGACTAGAGAGTCTTGCGAAAAAGTTGCAAGATACTACGCGAATATTTGGAATCGCAAACACCCCGACAAGCCAATGGTTCAAATTCAAACTGATGAAACAACGGGTAGAATCACAGCGTTTATCAAGAGTGCCGGAATTGCAGTTGAGGACGGCGAAAGCGCAATAGACGACGAAACAGAGCCCGACGTAGAAAATACGGACGGAGAACAGAAAGAGAAAAAGGCTCCGTATCGTCCTCGTTATTTCTCGACTAATGCAATATCTCTTTCAGATAAAATTCAAATCGTTATTCGTTTCTACGGTGACGTTGCACAAATTCACGAGAACTACGATTTCGTTCATTGCACGTGCTCCTATGACTTCAAGGCAAACAAGGTTAATCTCCCCGCTCGCGCATTAGAGGCGATTATCAACAAGGAGCTTTACTATACCGGAAGCAAATACCCGCTTTGCTCTATCATTAGGTCGAGAAAATTCGTTACTCGCGGTTGGTTCATAAACGCAGGGCAATATCTCAAGATGTGCTTACAGCTCAATGAACTTGACCTCAAAGACTTCAAGGTTTTTCAAGACCAACTTGCAGGCGTAGATAGTGCGTATTTCTCAAGAGCAATTGCGTTGATTGCTGCAAAGAAAGAATCCGACCCCGAATTTGAGGTTGATAACACCTATCTGTTCGAGATAATAAACAGAATTTTTTAACAAGGAAGGAAAAGAACATGAACGATAAACTAACCGCTTTTTTAAAACGACATAATATCCCCGAATCGCAAGAGGTTAAAGGCTGGCTCTGCCTCAACAGTCTTACAAGCATACCCGAAGGCTTCAACCCAACAGTAGGCGGCAGCCTCGACCTCAACAGTCTTACAAGCATACCCGAAGGCTTCAACCCAACAGTAGGCGGCAGCCTCGACCT